TATTGAACCAGCAGCAGCGGGAGACACACAACAATTGGGTGTATTCGGTGGTTGTTTTTTTACTGACCCCACAACAAGTAAACCTACGTTTAAAGCGTCCTATACACAAGTAGCGGCAGCGGATATAGTAGCTACAGTGCATGCAGATCCAAATATCATTTATGAAGTACAACATGATGGTACTGGAACAGCGGCGATGAATAATTCAGCTTTTGATTTTACAGGAGTAGCAGGATCTGCTATTACTGGTCAATCGACTTCTGAGTTAGACACGTCTTCTTCAGGCACATCAGGCGGTTTTAAACAAATCGGTATATCAAAAGACCCGGACAACAGTGACGAAGCTACAGCAAATGCAAATGCATATGTTGTGTTCAACACTGGTGAACATGTCTTTAAATTAACAACAGGCGTATAATAGAATAGGAGTATTATTATGGCAATATCAAGAGCACAACTAGTTAAAGAACTAGAGCCAGGTTTGAATGCACTATTCGGCCTGGAATATAAGAACTATGCAGATGAGCACACTCAGATTTTCGATGTAGAAAATTCTGACAGGGCTTTCGAAGAAGAAGTAATGTTAAGTGGCTTCGCAAACGCTTCAGTTAAACCTGAAGGTTCAAGCGTAAACTACGATACAGCACAGGAATCTTTCACTGCTAGATACACTCACGAAACGCTTGCTTTAGCGTTCTCAATCACTGAAGAAGCGATTGAAGACAATTTGTATGACAGACTTGCGTCTAGATATACAAAAGCATTAGCTAGATCTATGGCTAACGCGAAACAAGTTAAAGCAGCAAATGTGTTAAACAACGCGTTTAGCTCATCTTTCACAGGCGGTGATGGAGTAGAACTTTGTTCTGCTGTTCACCCAATCGTTGCTGGAACGTTCAAAAATGAACTATCAACTGCAGCTGATCTTAACGAAACATCGTTAGAGCAGTCGTTAATTGATATCGCAGCAATGACTGACGAAAGAGGACTAAAAATTGCAGCAAAGGGAGTTAAAATGATAATTCCTTCTGCGCTTCAATTCACAGCTGAGAGATTAATGAAATCTCAAGGTAGAACTGGAACGGCTGACAATGACATCAACGCAGTTGGCAGCATGGGAATGATTCCACAAGGTTATGTGGTTAATCATTACTTGACTGACACAGATGCGTTTTTCATCAAAACTGATGTACCTAATGGACTGAAAATGTTTGTTAGAGCACCAGTAAAAACTTCGATGGAAGGCGACTTCGAAACTGGAAACGTTAGATACAAAGCTAGAGAGAGATATTCATTTGGATTCTCAGACCCTAGAGGTATCTTCGGATCACCAGGAGCAGCGTAGTCTAAATAAATAATTGTGAGGCGGCCTTAAAACCGCCTCATTTTTTTTGCAACGTACAAAACTCAATGAAAAAATTTTTAATTAAAATCACTGCCTACGGATACATAACTGAATTTAAAGTTATGGCTAAGGATAGTTCTCAAGAACTAGAAAATGCTATACTTGACAAACTAGGAAAAAGTGATATTAATTGGGAGAAGTCAAATTTTTATAGTTTGACTAAAAAATGGTTAACCTTTGAGGAGATTAACGATGATGAACTTAAGAGACCTATACAAACAAAAAAGGTCCTTGGAGTTGAGTTGGGAGCAGGAGCATCTTAACGAGGGAAGATATACCCTTGATATGGTCAAAATAGACCATAAAGTTAGAGAAGTAATATCTGACATTAAGATGAAAGAAGCTGAGTTAGCACAACATGTTAACAAAGTAGAAGATTCTGCACCACAAGTTTCCGTAGCTACTTAGTAAAAAGCTACATCACTGAAATACCACTTTCACTACAGAATCTCTTGCACTCTATATAAATCTGTTGTATAATTACCACACTGTACATTAAATAAAATAAAGTAAATGTAGACGCGTACAGTCGACATCCCTAGGGACTACATTTATGTATTCTAGGAGGAATATAAAATGGCAACAACAACGTTTAACGGAATAGTTAGATCAGAATCTGGTCTAAAAGTTGTATCAAAAGATGCACAAGGTGCTTTTACTGATCAGTTAGAAGTAGCTTCTGACGGTGGTATCGACATTCAAAAAGTAGCAGCAACAGGAAATAACATTGTAGCAGCTGGAACATCAACAGGAGCAAACAATGCTTCTCTTGGTACAGCAGCAACAAGATTAGGTACAATCACACCAGCAGCACATGGATCAGGTTTTCCTGATGCAGCAATCAACACATTTGTAGACAAACTAGGTGGAACAATTACTACTACAATTTTAATTGATTTACATGGTGGAGCTTCTTCAGGTGGATCAGCAGGTGATGTAATTGGAACTGCAGACGCAGCGAATGCATACATTGCAGAAATAGATCATGAAATTAATGGTGTACCAATGTTAGTTGAATTTGGTTGTACAGAAGTACCAACAGGTGGAGATCCAGATATTAATCTAGATTGTTCAGCAACAGCTACTGATGCAGAAGATGCAGCAGTAACTAGTGGAACAAACTTACTTAACAATGGTGACTTAACTTTAGGTTTCTATGCAACTGCAGACGCAGGTGCTGATTTAGCAGCAGCTAAAAAACACATATATTTAACTGCAGGAGCAGCAACTAATGCCGCTTACACAGCAGGTAAATTATGGATTAGAGTTACTGGTATGGCAGTAGATACATCTAACGGCTAATAATAAATAACTTAAGTGGGGCTTCGGCCCCACAGTTTCTTAATTAAGGAGGGAAACAAATGGCAGACACAGTAACAGGACCAGAAGTCCTACAAGAAAATGACAAACGAGTAACACTAAAAATAGTTGTCGAATCAGACGGAAACGGCAGCACAACAGTATTTTTTGATTCTTCAGCTAGATTAGTTAATGGCGCTGCATCACTTGGAACTTTACAAAGAATATGGTTTTCATGTTCTCCAGGAAATGGTTTTGATTCGTTTGCGCGTTTAGATTTTGAAGATTCTGACGGCGATAGACCTTTATTAGGATTAACTGGCGCAGCCTATTGGGATTTTAGAGAGTTTGGTGGATTGCCACCAAGCACTGATGCTAATACCAATGGTGATATTAATTTTGTTGTAGCGGCAGCCGCTGACGCTGGCAACATGTACACAGCAATAGCAGAATTTATTAAGACACCTACATAGGAGGGTAACTAATGGCCAATACAACTTCAGGCACAGTTACTTTCGACAAAACTTTTGCAGTAGATGAAATTATTGCAGAAGCATATGAACGAATAGGTTCACAAGTAACTTCTGGATATCAATTAAAAACAGCAAGACGTTCTTTAAATATAATGTTTCAAGAATGGGGAAATAGAGGTTTGCATTACTGGGAAGTAGGGGAAGCTGATATTAATCTTGTTGAAGGTCAAGCAGAGTATATTTTCTTTAGAGCAACTTCTGATGGCACTAGTGCTGTCACAAATCCTGCTGATACTTATGGTGTAGCCGATATCCTTGAAGCAACTTTAAGAGCAGATAGAACTGCAGTAGATCAAGCAGATTCTTTAATTACAAAAATCTCAAGATCAGTTTATTCTTCTTTAGCAAATAAATTATCTAAAGGAACACCTTCACAATATTTTGTTCAAAGATTTATAGATAAAACTACAATGACAATTTATCCAACTCCAGATTCCACTAATGCAGCTAAAGCAATAAATTTTAATTTTATAAAAAGAATACAGGATGTAGATGGAACTTACACAGATGCAACAGACGTGCCATTTAGATTTGTACCTTGTATGGTATCTGGATTAGCTTTTTATTTAGCTCAAAAATTTAGTCCACAATTAGTACAACAAATGAAATTATATTATGAAGATGAATTATCTAGAGCATTGTCTGAAGATGGTTCTCCTAGTAGCACTCATATAGCACCAAAAATTTATTACCCAGGATAATTAATGACATTAGCAAGAGGAAAATACGCAAAAGCAATATCAGATAGATCAGGAATGGAGTTTCCATATAATGAAATGGTTCAAGAATGGAATGGTCATTTTGTGCATATATCTGAATTTGAAGAAAAACATCCTCAATTAAATATTAGTTCAAATACAGGAGAAGGTATTGGTTTATCTAATGCTAGACCTGATAGAGCTGAAACCGAAGTAGCAAGAATTTTAAGTCCCAATCCTTTTCAAACAATTGCAGCTTCATCAGGAATTATAAATGTATTTGAAAAATCTCATAGTAGGTCAACAGGTAATACTGTAAGATTTAGAGGACCAATTCATACTTCATCTGATCCAGATGGTTTTGAAAACCCTAAAGGTTTTGATGGAATAACAGGAGCAAATATTGCAAAAGCTGCAGGATATTCTATCACAGTCGGTAAAAGAGATTCAAGCGGAAATATTACAAACACAACAGATTTCTATCACTTTACTGTAGATACAAACACTGCTACAACAGGTAGTATATCAGGAGGAGGCAATAGTTGTTCGGCTGGTCCAGCAACTATAACAGCATAATATGGCAGGATTTACTTACGCAACATTAACAACAGCAATTCACAATTATACTGAAGTTGGTACAACTGTATTAACAAGTACAATTACAGATCAATTTATTGATAATGCTGAAACTAGAATTATGAGAGATGTACCTATTGATGCCAATAGATTAGCAGCTACAGATAA